GCTTGATCTGCTCCACTGAATCCTGATACGCTATCAAATGCAGATTCATCTGATGAACCTACTTGAACCCATTTATTATTTTCGTTTTTATACCATACTTTGTTTTCTGTATTCCAAGTAACAACAGCATAGTCTCCGATTGATCCAACGCTTGATTTAATTCCTGTATAAGTGGCACCGCTTACACCATCTAGATCTGTTGCCGCTGAAATAACACTTGGAGCCTTATTAGTAAATTTTTGTGTATCACCATTCCACTCAAAAATACCGTAAATTGAATCATCAGTGTCAAACCAGTAAGTACCATCATTAGGCTCTCCAACCGGTTCGCTTGAAGATCCTTTTAATTCAGATAGGTTAGCATCTGCTCTTACAACGTATGCTCTATTAGCAACGCCTAAGTATGAATAAGCCGCTTGTAGGCCATATTCGTTTAATTCGTTTCCGTGTAACGGATTGTTTGAAGCATCAGTATAGAAAGTTGGATTACCGAATGTATCAGTAAGTTCTCTCTGACTTGATATTAAAAATACTTTACCAGCATTGGCTTTTGTTGTACCTGTTGCTGTTCCTGTTCCAGAGCCATTTGGTTTAGACTCTGCTGTTGCTACCACAATTAACGGGACGGTAGCACCCGCGGCAGGTGTATAGAACGATTCGTCTATTACCTTTACCTCAATACCTGGTGATGAAAGTGCCATGTTATAACTCCTTTATTTCAATTCATATGTATTTATAATATATTCATAAAAACGAGGTTAATTATAGTTAAGAAAAGGGGTTGAAAAGGGGTTGATAAATACACTATATGAGCAGACCACTATGTAAACAATGCCAAAAGAGGCCCGTTGCTATTAATTACTATAAAGGTAAAAAGACCTATTATAGAAGCAAATGTGAACGCTGTACAACAGGGTCAACACCTGGTATACCATATTGGTATCAATCTGGATATCGTATGGAAAGCAAGTGTGACAAGTGCGGGTTCTCAAGCAAACACAAAGAGCAGTTTAACGTATTTCATTTAGATGGAAAACTAACCAATGTTAGGCCCAGTAATTTAAAAACTATTTGTGCTAATTGTCAAAGAATTTTACAAAAAGAAGGATCTACTTGGAAGCAGGGAGACCTAACACCTGACTTCTAACATTATTTTTTAGGTCTTCTAGAGTACCGTCATTTTCTATTGTATCGTCTACTTTTTCACCAACCCAAGCATATTCACTTACGTGTACATCCGGATGATGTTCGGCCATTTTGTTAACAAGAATCATATTTTTAGTTTTACTTGCTTCTTTGTTTGTTTCGTTTTGTCTAAGAGCGTCTTCAAACCATATAGGATCAGGCCCACGTTTAATACGATACACTTTACCACGCAGTCTTTTGATCATTTTAATTTCATTAGGAAAACGCACATCACTAATAACAGCATCCTGCTTCATTTGTAGCAGTTTGCTTTCTAAACTAGCAATCCAAATATCATCATGAAAGCCTTTGCGTAGGACATCTGTACCCCAATATTGTAATACCCAACGCGGAGTAAGTTTTGGCATATCTAGTTTTTCTGCCCACCATTCGTCCACTTCTTCACGCCATGCACGTGACTCTTCTGTGTTTCCTTCTAGTGCTTCTCTATCCCAACCAAAAACAGCCGATACAGCATCTTTAAGGGTAGTAGCAAAACTAACACGTTTAAACCCACCTTCACTAACAAGGGTGTCAGCACAGGTATCTTTTCCAGAGCCAATCAGGCCTACGAAACCAATAATCATAGTAAGTTTATATATCCCATGTAAAAGTTTATTATATGCTGTTAGAATAAAAAAGTCAAGTTATTTTTAGCCAATAACAAATGATAATGGCTTAGAACCATCAACATAATTAGCCAAATCTTGCTCTAATTTCTCCATGTCTGCTTGGGCATCTGCTTTTAGTGCATCACCGTTTAGTGATGTTCCACCCTGTGGAGAACTAATTGTGGCAAATTTACCACGTGCTTCGCCGAGCATGTATTTTGAGGTTGCTAAGGTATAATCTTTGAGCCATTGTCCTGCATAAGGATCTGCAAGTAAATTAAAATCAGGACGTTGATTATAACATTGTAGAAGAACCGGTTCAGTTCCTCTCGGTCTTTGAAAGATTGTTAGTTTATGAGTCACTGGATCAAATTTAAAATTAATAAATGATCCGAACATTTTACCTACTAGTTCTTGATATCCAGCAAATGCAAAGTATGTTGCTAACCCGCCCATCTGTGTTGAACTTAACAAATATGTATTTGTGTAGGCTAGGTTAAAAGGTTCAAAAATTGTTCCTCCATCGCCGCCGCCTGTGCGTGAGCCAATGCTTCTACGAAATACTTCTCGTACTTCCATAATCTCATTTGGAAGAATATAATCATTGGTATCTTCTTGAAGTTCTAGTGTTGCATAAGATTCTTCAACTGCGTTTTCTGCACGTTGTCTATATTTGCCAAGTGCTTTTTCAAGTGCTACTTCGTAATGGTTAGGGTCGAGTTCAACATCGATCATACCATCGCCAAGCATGGTACGCACATAGTTGAATAGGTTTTGTTTTGCTGTATCTAATTGTGTGCTCATGTTAGTATTTATGTTGAGTCTTTCCAATAAATACAATTACTATGCCAAGATTAAGTTTATATAAACCAGAGAAATCCGCAGATTATCGCTTTATTGACAGAAACGTTAATGAAGCATTTCAGGTCGGCGGTACAGACATTTTTATACACAAATATTTAGGTCCTGTTGATCCAGGCGATAAGGCTACTCCTAGCCAGCCAAGAGGAACTAACGATATACCCGAAACTAAAATACAAGATTTGTTATTTCTAGAAAATAGAGATAGAAAATATTCTGATGATGTATATGTTACTAGAGGAATATATAATGTTCAGGATATAGATTTTGACCTTTCACAATTTGGAATGTTTTTACAAAATGACACGGTTTTTATAACCTTTCATTTAAATTCTAGTGTCGAAACACTTGGTAGAAAATTAATGAGCGGTGATGTTTTAGAACTTCCTCATCTAAAAGACGAGTATGCTCTTAACGACTTTAGCATAGCACTAAAACGTTTCTATGTTATCGAAGATGTTAACAGAAGTGCTGAAGGATTTTCACAAACTTGGTACCCGCATTTATTAAGATGCAAATGTAAACCGTTAGTAGATAGCCAAGAATTTAAACAAATATTAGATAAAGATGCAGGTGCAGGCGATGGTAGTTCATTGCGTGATATTATGTCAACATATGAAAAAGAAATGCAAATTAATGAAGCGGTTCTTGCTCAAGCAGAAGAAGATGTTCCTTTAACAGGATATGACACAGACAAGTATTTTGTTGTTCCAACAGATGAAGCGGGTGATGTTAGCACACAGGCGGCAGGTGTTTTAAATACAGCAGAAAAGAAATATTATGTTGGCTACTTAACTAGTAATGCAATGCCGCCGAATGGTGCTCCATATGGATTTGGAGTTCAATTTCCACTAGGTGCATCAGACGGTGACTTTTACCTACGCACAGACTATTCACCAAATAGATTATTTAGATATGACGGCAATCGTTGGGTTAAGGTCGACGATAATGTAAGAACCGTACCGCCTAGCAGTAATGATACTAAAAATCAAATTGGTACGTTTGTTAATAATACTAACACCAATCAAATTAATGGTGAAACGGTTAAAGAAAAACAATCATTAAGCACAGCACTTACACCAAAAGCAGACAACACTTAATCTACGTTAACTAATTAAGTATATGTTAACACGATTTGAAGCATTTTCTGTTCCCATCTTTATGACTCCAATTGTTTGGAAAAACAAAGACAAAGTTATTAATGAGACTATTAAGCATTTTGAAGAGGTTACTCAAGTAGTAGGATTAGAAGGCGGTGATGAATATAACGAACTTAAAGAAATAATTTTAAGTTTTAAAAGTGAAATTTTTGATTTATTAGGATTTGACGAAACTGAGTTAGAAATGTCAAGACTATGGATTAATAGATTTGTAAAAGATGAATTTATTAAACCACATTGGCATCCTAATAGTTGGTTAAGCGGAGTTTACTATCCATACGGAAGTAATGGTAGTCCGATAACATTTTTATCTCCGTTACCTTGTCCTACAATAGCACCTAATGTTAAAAAATCAAATGCATACAATAACGAACAAATGGACTATAATTTTTCAGGAGAGTCAATGATTATATTTCCTAGTTATCTACGACATTATACAACTCCTGTACAGGATAGCAACAATCGTATTAGTATAGCATTTAATTTATGGCCAAAAGGTACTTTACAAAGTGATGCTATTAGCAAAGTTACACTTTAATATGGTAATAAATATAGTTAACAACTAGGATAATTTACATGCAACATTTTTATGACGGTCAAATAAGACGCTTTGTAACACAATTTATTAGGGCATTTAGTAACTTTAGTTACAAAGATGGTGCTGGCACTTTGAGAAAAGTTCCGGTTTCTTATGGAAATCTTACAAGACAGGTTGCAAGTATTATTAGAGATAATTCAGAAAATAAAATTGTTTCTGCTCCTAGAATTGCCTGTTATATTTCTGGTTTAGAATATGCACGTGATAGGGTACAAAATCCAACCCACGTAAGCAAAATGAACATCAGAACCAGAGATGAGGATTCAGCAGGAGATCCTACAATAGATCAAGGACCAGGTTATACGGTCGAAAGACACATGCCTGTGCCATTTAATTTAAGGGTAAAGACTGATATTTGGTCAACCAATACAGATCAAAAATTACAAATCATGGAACAAATGCTTGTTCTGTTTAATCCAGCATTAGAAATACAAAGTACATCAAATTATATTGATTGGACTTCATTAAGTTTAATTGAATTATCAAGCGTAAACTTTTCAACAAGAAGTATTCCGCAAGGTATTGAAACAGAAATAGATATAGGCGAGATGGAATTTATTATGCCTATATGGATTACACCTCCAGCAAAAGTTAGAAAACTTGGAGTCATTGAAAAAATTATTATGAATGTTTTCGATGAAAGTGGTTCTGTTTCGGACGGTGTTATTGATGCTATTAGTCCTATGAGTACACAATCAGTTACTCCAGGAATGTATGATTTATTGGTTTTCAATAATGTTGCAAAATTAATTAGAAATGCTGAAGGTGTAAGCGAGGACGAACCAGGATCTTTTGTTAGAACAGGAACTCCTGTTAGTTGGTATAAGTTATTAGATCAATATCCTGGAAAGTTTAGAGCAGGAGTAAGCAGTATTAGATTACAAAAACCAAACGGTGACGAAATTGTTGCGACAGCAAGTGTAAATCCTACAGACGAAAACGAAATGGTATTAAATTTTGATACTGATACTATTCCGGAAGATACAAGCATTAATGATAATTATAGAAATTCAGCAAAATTAGGAACGGTTGATGCTATAATTGATCCAACAAAATTTAATCCTACACCAATTACACCGGCACAAGCAGGATTAAGATATCTAATTTTAACTGATATCAATCCAAATGTAAAAGGTGATAGTTCAGATGCTAATGCTAATGCTTGGCAAAATGCTGATGGAACAATATTTAGAGCAAATGCAAATGATATAATAGTTTGGACAGGCTCACAATGGGAAATAGTATTTGATAGTTCTGCTAACGAGGAACGTGCCGATTCTAGTGTGGCACAGACACCTATTTACATAACTAACTTATATACAGGAATCCAGTATAAGTTTACAAACGAAACAGGTTCTTGGGTTAAAAGTTATGAAGGTGAATACGAAGCAGAAAAATGGCGACTAGTACTTTAGAAAAAGATATTATTTGTTCGGGTGCGTTATTCTACGCAACAAAAACCAAACGCTTTTTATTTTTACAACGAACCAAACCAAAAACTCAAGGTCAATGGGGATTAGTTGGAGGCATGACTGAACAAGGAGAAACTCCATGGACGTCATTAGAACGTGAAATAAAAGAAGAAATTGGTTTAACTCCCAAAATTTTAAAAACTATTCCACTAGAATTATACACATCAAAAGATCAAAAGTTCTTCTTTCATACATATATTGCAGTAGTTGAAAAAGAATTTATACCAGTCTTAAACAACGAACATTCGGGTTATGCTTGGTGTGATGCATCAAGTTATCCAAAACCACTGCATGTGGGTTTAAGAAATACTCTAACAAATAAAGTAAACCAAACCAAAATTGCTACCGTAACCGAAATTATTGAGAGCATTTAGTATGATTAAGATCTACGGAGATATTATGCTTGACCGTTGGATTGTCGGTGAAGCGAATAGAATGAGTCCTGAGGCTCCGGTACCTGTTTTGTTAGAAACAGAACAAAAATATAGTGCAGGAGGCGCCGCAAATCTTGCAGTTAATCTTTCTAGCATATATTCACAAGTAGAATTATATGGGTCAATATCATCTGATAAAGAAGGATACAAATTAATTGAATTATTAAAAGATACTAATATACACTCTCGCATAGAATTCGATTCATCTGTAACAACAACTAAAACACGTTTGGTAAACGATGGTGGACAGCATATATTACGTTGGGATCGAGAAGTTCCCTATACAGGAACAATAGGCGAAAAGTTTATTAATGATTTAAATCAAGAAGATATTGTTTTAATAAGTGATTATAATAAAGGTCTAGTAACACAGATGTTTATCGCTAGTGTTTTAGAAAAAACATTAAACGTTTATGTAGATCCTAAACAATCTTCTCAAACATATTACGGTGCTTATCTAGTTAAACCAAACATGAAAGAATATAAAGAATGGTTTGGAGAGTTTAATATTGACTCTGCTAGATATCAAATGATTCAACACAAATGGAATTGGCTAATTGTTACAGACGGTGCTAACGGAGTACATGTAATTAATGACGAAAACTATTGGCACTACAAAGAAGAAGTAAGAGAAGTAGCAGATGTTACTGGTGCCGGTGATACGTTCTTGGCTGTATTAGCATACGCACATACGTCAAATAATATGTCAATACCCGAGGCTTGTAAACTAGCCTGCTATGCAAGTGCTAGAAATGTAGAAAAGCGTGGTGTAGTAAGTGTAAGCAAAGATGATTTAAGCAGAGGTGTTGTGTGGACAAACGGAGTATTTGATATATTACACCCCGGGCATTTAGAATTATTAAAGTATGCAAAAAGTTTAGGACAAAAACTAATTGTAGGTATTAACGATGACGAAAGTGTAAGACGTTTAAAAGGAGAAGGTAGACCTGTAAACGATTTCTTAACAAGAAAACGTCAACTTGAAATGTTACCGTGGGTAGATGAAGTTGTTGTGTTTACAGAAGATACTCCACAACAAATTTTAGAAAACATACGTCCTGATATTATTGTAAAAGGCGGTGATTATACCGTTAGCACTACCGTTGGACATGAACTAGCAAGGGTAGAAATTTTTCCAATGGTAGAAGGTCATTCTACAACAAACATTATTGAAAAGTTAAAAAAATGATAATTGAAACATACATCGAAGACTGGAAATACTATGAAGACCTTTGGAAAGAACATCGACAAAAGGTCAATCATGAACCTGAATTTAATACGATAGGTTTTGATATTGGCGAAAAGGGATTGCCTGCATCATGGTGGCCTAAACTAAAGGAAGATTATAAGAAAGTATCAGGTATCGAGTTTGGAAAAATTATTCATTCTTGGGGTGTTGAATACATGGATGGTGGATATCAAACATTGCATAAACATAATGATAATTCAATTAATTCCGTGCTATTTTTTGATGGTCAACCCAAAGAAAAAAGAATGACAACACTAAATGGTTTATTGTATACTATGTATAACAATGAGTATACAACAATACAACCGGAACCAGGCAAATTAGTTTTATTTTCTAGTGATGTGTGGCATGGTGTTTATCCTGCAAAAGCACCTCGTAGAAGTTTTATGGTAGATTTTGAAAGATGAAAATATTAGTAACAGGACCAGAAGGATTTATAGCACAAAATTTAGTAACACATCTCGTATCTCAAGGACACGAAGTTGAAGGTTACTCTTATAAGGAAAACACATTACCCGATCCAGAACCTTATGATTGGGTTATTCATTTAGGTGCTATTAGTTCAACAACAGAAACTGATGTTGAAAAGGTACTAAAACAAAATTATGAATTCACAATGAACTTAATACAAGTTTGTGATCGCTTTGGTGTTAACTTACAACTTGCAAGTTCAGCAAGTGTGTATGGTCCTGGACTAGACGGATTTAGAGAGGATTCTAAATGTTTACCTAAAAGTCCGTATGCATGGAGCAAGTATTTAATTGATAGATTTTTAGTTGAAGCAGGAATATACAATAAAGAATTTAATATGAATATCCAATCATTTAGATATTTTAATGTGTATGGTCCGGGAGAAAATCATAAAGGAGATCAAGCAAGTCCTATACATAAGTTTACACAACAAGCAAAAGAAACAGGAAACATTAATATTTTTCAAAATAGTGCAAATTATGAACGAGATTTTATTTGCGTGGCAGACGTGTGTAAGATACAGGAAAAAATGTTACATCGTGATACCAGTGGGATCTTTAACATAGGAACAGGACAAACAGAAAGTTTCTTTTATATAGCACACACAATCGCTCAAAAATATAATGCAAAAGTTAGTGTTATACCAATGCCCGAAAGTGTTAAAGGACAATATCAAGAATATACCTGTGCTGATTTGACAAATTTAAATAAACATGTTAAAATAGATTACATAAAAGTTGGAGATTACATTAATGCCAAATAGACAAAACGGTAAAGTAGATAAAGGTTGGGGATACGAATTAATCTGGTCAACAAATGACAAGTATGCTGGAAAGATCCTTTTCTTTACCAAAAAAGGCAATAAGTTTTCCATGCACTTTCATAAAGAAAAAGACGAAACCTGGTTTATTAATAACGGAAAATTTTTACTACGTTGGATTGATACCAAAAGTGCAGTTATGTATTCAAAAGAATTAAATCCTGGAGATGTTTGGCATAATCCTCCATTACAACCACATCAATTAGAAGCATTAGAAGACAACTCTAGTCTAACAGAAGTTAGCACACCCGATAGCGTTGAGGACAATTATCGTATTGTTCCGGGTGATTCACAAAAAGATCTAATCAAAAAAGAAGAAGATAAAACTACTTAGTTTTCTTTTTAATCCAGCGATAGGCCGCATATCCAATCAATAACACTACAATAGTGCCGATACCATCAACCCATGA